TCCAGCAGTCACAACTGTGTATTCCTGGATGAAGGATGACGATGATATTCGTAAAGAGATAGCTGATGCTAGACAACTTGGAGCATGGACTTACCTCGATAGTATGATGGAGTTACTGCAACAAGAGTGTGAACCACAAGCAGTACAATGGAACAGAGAACGTCTACATCATGCACGTTGGATGAGTAGTAAACTATTAGCTGGTACATTTGGTGATAAGATACAAGCAGATGTTAAGGCTGATACCAAGATGACTATTGCTTGGAGTAGTGAGGTAATACCAGAGATCAAGTGATGATCTCCCATATATTACACAGAGCTGTATGATTACGCACACACGTCATGGAGTTCGATAGATTGGAATGATACTAAAGTGCAACGATGTATGGCAGCTCGAGGTACTAGGTCAGGTACTTTTTAAAATTATTTGTTGGTAATCCTGGGACACGATAAGGACTGCCGATCTTTTTTTTATTATCACGCTAGGTAAAGCCTTATTTTTTTTGGCATGTGTTTTGGAAACACCGACCACCCACACCCCGAAAAGTCGGGCTGCGGTTGTAGCGTATATAGAATAGGAAATTAATAGAACCACGCATATGGATGAAGATTTAAAAGATCTGCTAGCAATGATCGTTTACGATGAAACTAGCAAAAGTTTAATAATTAGCGTTACAGGCTTTCGTAATAATATTCACGGCAAAGATGTGTCTAATTGGATTTGCAACAACTTAAATATTGATCTGCTAGATATAGATGGCAAACAACCAACGGTCCATTAATGCAGATAACTATTCCGTATAGTCCACGACCATTACAACAAGACATACATACACAACTAAGTAAACATAGATGGGCTGTACTCAGCATTCACAGGCGTGCTGGTAAATCCGTATTGTGCATCAATGAACTAATTAAAAGGGCGTTAACTAACGACAAATGGAATCCACGGTACGCATACATCGGACCAACTTATAAACAAACAAAGTCAATTATTTTTGACTACTTAAAATTCTATGCTGGTGTCATACCTGGATCAAAGTTTAATGAACAAGAACTTAGTTGCACTCTGCCTAACGGAGCAAAGATCTCCCTCTTAGGTTCTGAAAATCCTGATAGCCTTCGTGGTAATTACTACGATGGTATTATCTGTGACGAATATGCTCAGATCAATCCACGATTGTTTCCTGAGATTATTCGACCAGCTCTGTCAGATCGTAAAGGCTTTTGTTATTTTGTGGGTACACCACAAGGCATGAGTAATGATTTTTACAATAAGTACCAACACGGTCTGAAAGATAAGACTTGGTACACCAAGATTGCTAAAGCATCTCAAACAGGCATTGTTGACCAAGAAGAATTAGATGCAGCTTTAGAACTCATGGGTAAAAATAAATACCGACAAGAGTTCGAGTGTGATTGGGTAGCAGCTCTAGAAGGTGCTATCTATGGAGATATAGTAGAAAAGATTGAAAACAAAGGTCAAGTTGGTCGAGTGCCATATGATCCGACTTATCCTGTTAGTACGGCATGGGATATAGGCATCTCTGATAAAACCGTTATCTTGTTTTTTCAGCAAGTAGGTCGAGCTGTACAGATTATAGATTATTATGAAAACAGTAATGAGGGCTTACCCCATTACATTAATGTGATTAACGGCAAGGATTACGTTTACAAGAACCATTATGGACCACACGATCTAGAACAACGTGAGTTTACTAATGGTAAGTCCAGGCGTGAAATAGCCTACGAGTTAGGTTTACGTTTTAAGATTGTACCTAAACTAAGTATAGAGGATGGTATTCATTATACGCAACTCTTGCTAAACCGTTGCTGGCTAGACGTTGATACTTGCAAGAAACTTATAGATGCTTTGCGTAACTATCACCGTAAGTTTAACGACACCTTACAAGTTTTTAATATGAAACCAGTCCACGACTGGAGCAGTCACGCATGTGACAGCCTACGCTGTTTAGCTGTCGGCTTAGAAGAATTACGAGATGATAAAGAAATAACCCAGCGTATAGCTGACAATAATTACAACCCATTAGGAATGAACCATGAGCAGAATTTTTAAACCAAAAGTAAGTATGCCACCAGTGCCGCCAGCACCAGAACCAATTGCTTACAATCCACCAAGCAGTGGTAACACCGAAGAACAAATTACAAATACCCCAACAGAATCTGAAATAGCAGCAGCTGATCCAACAGGAGCTATCAATGAAGATGCTGAAGAAGCTGCAATAGCATCAGTTAACAAAAAGAAAAAAGGCAGAAAGTCAACCATCCTAACAGGACCACAAGGTTTGACCACAGATGCTGAAACTTATCAACCAACTTTACTAGGATAATATTATGGGAAAAATGATGGGCAAAGCCTTAAAAATGGCTGTAGGTATGCAAGCAATAAAAAAAATTGCAGATAAAAAAAAGCTACCAATACAAATAGCAAAAAAAATGGCAGAAGAAAAAGAACTGCCTATACAACAAATAGCAGCTCAAGCTGAGGACAATGTTGAAGATATTACCGATGAAGCAAAAAAAAAGAAAAAACAAATAACTTCAGTAGCAGATACCACTGGTGCTGGCTCAACTTTACTAGGATAATATTATGGCAAAACCAGGACTCTACGCAAACATACACGCAAAAAGAAAACGCATTGCAGCTGGCTCAGGAGAAAAAATGCGTAAACCAGGATCAGCTGGTTCACCATCTGCAAAAAACTTTAAACAAGCTGCTAAGACAGCCAAGAAACCAAAAACTTTAATGGGATAATTTTATGACAGGTAAATTAAAAGGTAAACAAAAAAAGATTGATGTTAACAATAATAACAGAGTAGATGCACAAGACTTTGCTATGTTAAGAAACAAACAAAAACAAAAACCAAAAAAACAAACATTATTAGGATAACATTATGCCTTACGGTCCTGGAACATATGGCTCTACTAAAGGTAGACCACCAATGAAAAGAAAAAAGAAAAAAACTAAAAAGAAAACTTTGATGGGTTAAATGGCGTTAAAGAAACACCAAAGTCCATCAGGTGGTCTTAATGCTGCTGGTAGAAAACATCATGGAGTGAAAGCTCCAGTTAACAAAGGTACTAACCCTAGACGAGTATCTTTTGCTGCACGTTTTGCTGGCATGAAAGGACCAATGAAGAAACCAGATGGTAGTCCAACTCGTAAAGCCTTAGCTCTAAAGAAATGGGGTTTTGGTTCAGTATCGTCTGCTAGAAGTTTTGCTAATAAAAACAAGCAGAGTGCTTGATATAGAACTAAGTCAAGACACTGATGCTTTACTAGATTTCTTAACAGAAGAAAACTACAAGTATCTACCTGAGCATAAAGATAATTTGATTTATGCTTACATCTTTCGACTGGTAAAACATGACACAACATTAGGTTATGTGTGGTTGTATGAGTTGCAAGGATACGAAAACAATTTTGTTACGCACATGTGTGTAGCACCAGAACATCAAGGTCGTGTGTTTACCAGACACACGGTAAATAAATTTTATCAAATAAGTTATCAGCTTGGAGCTGTTGCGTTGCAAACAGACGAAATAGATCCTGAACTTATAAAACTATATGAACGCATTGGCTGGTCAAATCAAAATGACCAAACAGTTGCAATTCAATTACCCTATCAATGGAGAAAATAAATGGGCAGAGCAAAAAAAATAATTAAAAAAATAATACCGAAAGAAATAGTTGAACCTTTTGTACCAACACCACCAGCAGTGGTTGAACCAGAACCAGCTGAGCCACCAATGGTAGCAGAACCAACACCAGCTCCGACACCTGAACCTACAGTTAAACCTAATCCAATAGTAAAAGAAACTTTTACTCCTGAACCAACTCCAACATCTACTCCAGATCCAGTAGCTACTCCAGATCCAATTGTATCTGATCCTGTACCAGTTGAGGAAACACCAACGGAAACTGAAGAAACAGCTCAAGCCGTACAGCGTAAGAAAAAAGGTCGTAAGTCATTAATCAACACCAGTTCCACTGGTCTTGGTGGTAGTGCTACCGTTTATACCCCAACCCTTCTAGGTTAATTATATGCAAGATAAAAAAGCAGCAATGCTCGTAGATAGATTTTCTACACTTAAAACTACTAGGTCAACGTGGGAAAGTCATTGGCAAGAAATTGCTGATTACATGCTACCACGCAAAGCTGACATTACACAGCAACGAACTCGTGGAGATAAAAGAAACCAAGTAATCTTTGATGGCACTGCCATCCACGCCCTTGAATTATTAGGTTCTAGTTTGCATGGTATGTTAACCAATGCAGCATCACCGTGGTTTACATTAGCATTTAAAGATAGTGAACTCCAACAAGATGACGAAGCTCAAGAGTGGTTAGATAGTGTTACTGAAGATATGTACACTGCATTTAACCGGTCAAACTTTCAACAAGAAGTACAAGAACTGTATCAAGATTTAATATCGTTTGGTACATCAGCTATGTTTGTATCAGCTGATGATAAGAACATGGTACGTTTTAATACTAGACACATTAAAGAAATATACATTGCGGAAAACGAAAAAGGACAAGTTGATACGGTCTTTAGATTATTTACCATATCAGCACGAGCTGCGGTAAATCTATTTGGTGAAAACAATGTCGGTGCTGCTATCTTAAATAAATTTAAACAAGATGTGTATGCTGATGTAGATTTACTACATGTGGTTATGCCACGAGATGGTTATGATATTAGTAAACAAGATGCACAAAACATGCCGTTTAAATCTTGTTACTTAGATCCCAATGACGTTCACATGATTAGTGAAGGTGGTTTCCGTGAGTTTCCTTATGTTGTGCCAAGATACCTCAAAGCCAGTTATGAGATCTATGGTCGTTCACCATCAATGAATGCTTTACCTGATGTTAAGATGCTTAACAAAATGTCAGAGGTTGCTATCAAGGCTGGACAAAAACAAATTGATCCACCGTTGATGATACCTGATGACGGTTTCATGTTACCAATAAGAACTGTACCTGGTGGCTTAAACTTTTATCGTTCAGGTAGTCGTGATCGAATTGAACCATTAAACATTGGAGCAAACAATCCAATAACACTAAATATGATTCAAGACCGTCAGCTGGCAGTACAAAAAACATTTTATGTCGATCAGCTGTTAACCTCACAAGGTGGCAACATGACAGCTACTGAAGTTTTACAACGTAACGAAGAAAAAATGAGATTGCTTGGACCAGTGCTAGGTCGATTACAGTCAGAGTTATTACAACCATTAATAGAACGAGTTTATAAAATATTAGAACGTCAGGGTATATTTAGACCAGCACCAGAGATACTAGCTCAACAAGATGTGGAGATCGAATATGTTAGCCCACTTGCCAAAGCTCAAAAATCTGGTGACTTAAATACTGTTATGCGTGGCGTTGAAATCTTTGGAGCTATGTCACAGTTTGCTCCAGTATTAGATTATCTAGATACTGACGGTTTAGCTAAGTATGTACAAAAAGTATTAGGCTTACCAGCTGCCGTTATGAAATCAGATGCCCAGGTTCAACAACTAAGAAATGAACGACAACAACAACAACAAGCCCAAGCTGAACAAGAGCAGTTAGTGCAACAAGCTGAAGCAGTTGGAGCTGCTGCTCCGATGGTGAAGGCTATACAATAAGGAGAAAACTATGGCGGATGAGCAACAAAATCCCAACCAAGAAGAACAACAAGAAAAGATTAATCAGTTAGTAACTGATTACAAAACTACTTTTGGCACTGAGAATGGTCAAAGAGTATTAACTGATTTGCAAAATCGTTGTCACCTATTTTCGACAACCAATGTCAAAGGTGATGCCCATGAAAGTGCATTTAACGAAGGACAACGAGCTGCAATATTATTTATAACCCAAATGATGAATAGGAAAATATAATGGAAATTTTAAATTATATAACAAAAGCAAGAGAACTATGGCTATCTTTAAAATCTAAATGGAAAGCTGCTAGCGTAGTAGTAGCCATAATCATAATTTATTTAATCATAACATAAGGAGAACACTATGTCAGAAGATCAGGTAACGGCTGTCGAACAACAAAGCCAACCGTCTGAGCCAACTGCAACAGAAACTCCAACTACAGAAGTTAGTTGGCGTGACAGTTTACCAGACGATATAAAAGGTAATACTTCATTAGAAAAATTTAGTGACGTATCAACATTAGCTAAAAGCTACATCAATGCTGAATCAATGATCGGCAAAGATAAGATGGTAGTGCCAGGAGTAAATACTACTGAAGATGAGTGGAATGATATTTACACTAAACTTGGTAGACCATCGACACCAGATGAATACAATCTTGAAATAGCTCTTGAAGAAGGTGAAGCTGTGGATGATCAACTGTTTGCATCGTTTAAAGATGCAGCTCATAAGCATGGGTTATCACCACAACAAGCTCAAGGTATTTTAGATTATTATAGTGCCATCAGCACTGAAACTTTGAACGAACAAAGTAATGCTGGTATGTTAGCCCAAGAACAAAGCTCTCGTGAGCTGCGTGAAGAATGGGGTCGTAGTTATGATGACAACTTATCTAAAGCATCACAAATAGGTAAACAATACTTAGGTGAAGATGCGTTCCAACTGCAAATGGCAGATGGTTCTATGCTAGGTGATAATGCTACCTTGATAAAAGGTTTGGCAAAATTAGCTATGGTGATGTCAGAAGATACGCTTGTGGGAGATAAAGACTCTGTTACAAGTAACGCTGGTGTCCAAGATCAACTTAACAATTTAACTGCACCGACTAGTCCGTACTGGAACAAATCAGATCCACAACACGATGCTACCGTGCAAAAAGTTTATGCATTAAGACAAGTTCTTAATGGCTAAAATATTTAGAACAACTGCTAGTCAGCTCTAAGTGACGATGGGGAAAGACCCATCACCTACCAGGTGTAAAATGCAAGCCAACCCTTCACAGGATAATTGACTGTAATCAACCTTTATTAACTTAAACCATGAAAGGACTTATAATGAGTTCAGAAATCACAACTTCGTTTGTCGAACAATATTCTTCAAACGTAGCTATGCTGGCACAGCAAATGGGAAGCCGTTTGCGTTCAGCTGTTGATGTGGAAACAATCACTGGAAAGAATGCATTTTTTGACCAAGTTGGCGTAACAGCTGCTGTTCAAAGAACGTCAAGACATGCTGACACTCCACAGATTGATACACCACATGCAAGACGTAGAGTTAGTTTAGCCGATTACGAATGGGCTGACCTAATAGACGATCAAGACAAAGTAAGAATGTTAATAGATCCAACTTCTTCTTATGCAAAAGCTGCGGCTGCTGCAATGGGTAGAGCTATGGATGATGTTATCATTACTGCTTTAGGCGGATCAGCAGACACTGGTGAAACTGGGGGAACAGCTGTTGCCCTACCTTCAGGCAGTAAGTTTGCAACATCAAACCAATCAGATGGATTAACTATAGCTAAATTAATTGCAGCTAAAAAATTCTTTGATTTAAATGATGTAGACCCTTCAATCCCTAGATTTATTGTAGCTGGTGCTACGCAGATGTCTGATCTGCTTGGTACTACTCAAGTTACTTCTAGTGATTTTAACACCGTCAAAGCTCTAGTTCAGGGTGACGTTGATACCTTCATGGGTTTCAAATTCATCTTGTCAAACAGACTAAGCCTTGATGCAACTAACACGGATGATAGAAAAATCTTTGCTTTCACACAAGATGCTATCAAACTTGGCGTAGGTAAAGATATTACTGCTAAGATTGATGTTAGACCTGACAAATCGTATGCTACACAAGTGTACACTTGCATGTCTATTGGTGCAACTCGAATGGAAGAAAACAAAGTTTTCCAAATTCCGTGTAACGAATAATAGTTAGGAGATAAATTATGGGTACTAAAAACTCAACTTTAGTGGCTAACTTTGAAGCCCTACCACAGGTAGCAAATAGTGCTAGCCTTTTACATGGCGTTGTTCGTGTAGCACAAGGCACTATAGCTCTTGCAGCTGGTGACAGTGATGACAATGATATTGTTATGCTTGCACCAATTCCAAGTAACGCTGTTGTATCTCAACTATTTATTGGTTCAGATACGCTAGGTGGATCGTGTACTTTCAATGTTGGAATTTACACAAGTGCTGGAGTAGTTAAAGACGAAGATGTATTTGCAAGTGCAGTAGCTGACGCTGGTGCAATGGCAGATGTTCGTTTTGAAGCTGCAAACATCAACACAGCTGGGCAGAAAATGCACGAGCTGGCTGGTGATAGCACAGATCCAGGTGGATATTACTATGTAGCTGCAACTATGCAAGCTGCTGGTGGTACTGCTGGTGATATGTCTTTCAACATTTTATATGTTGTTAACTAGACACTAAAACTATAAGGGCAGTCGTTATGCGGCTGTCCTTATAA